GGCATCGAGTCTATCATCATGTGTTAGGGCTCCTTTTTCTCGTGTAAGGCGAGATAGCTGGAACATTAGCTGATACTTAAGCTGGCTTTCAAGGGGATACTTCTGGGCGGAGTCGTAGTCGTTCTTGATGACCTTAGGGTCGATAACAAGGCGATGCTGGTTAAGGACTGGTTCTAGGGTGTCTACGATCCTTCGTTCCTTTTGGATGTTATGTCGGATCTCCTCGATGGTGCAAGGGTAGATCTTAGTGAGATAGGGTTTAATGATCTCCACAAACATGCCGTCACCGAAGTTACTTTCCACCACAATAACATTAACCTTATTCATCTTGGCCTTCATGGTAAGGACCTTAAGAACCTTTTCGTCGTAGCCTCCTTGCATACCACCGGCATCGGTAACATACAGGTAACCATTAAGCATTTTGACGACAGCCCAAGAGGTCTCGTCTTTACCACGGCCTGACGGGTCAACAGCAAGGACACTTCCGGTGTAAGGAACGTGTTCACCTACAAGCTTCATAGGACGAAAGAAGCGGTCCCCGGTGAACCCTACGTTAGGCACAGTGCTGTCCCAAGCGTTCTCCGGGACTTGCGCCCACACAAGCTTTTCGGGTGCCGTCTCGTTATCAAGATCCATAACAATAAGGTCATTAATCTTTAAGGGATAGCGGTCTAAGTCGGACAGCTTAGGGTCCAGCATGAATTGCATAGCGAACCCTGACTTACCATAGGATGCTTCACGTTCGGCTAGGTCGATTTCACCAAAGCGTGTGGGTTCGGTAGGGTCTCCTACGTTATCATCATCAATACAGGAGTCAGCTATACTTCCCTTGTAGATCTTTTCGGACTTATCGGATGTTACCTTCTTTGCTGGCCACACGCGCATCTCGTAGTCACGCTCAAGCATCTTGTTATAGATACTATCCTCACACTGGGGTGTCCCAAGGAAAAGGATGCGGCTGTTGTCCTCAGGCTTAAGGATGGCTTCGAACTCCTTAACTTGCTCTGAGAGCTTGTCACGCATCGACTGGGTGGCTGAGTTGTTAGGGACTTCTACGTCATCAGCAACAATGATGTCCGCACGGGAGCCGGTAAGCTGAGATGTTATACCAAGGGACTTGACCGAGGGAGCGTGGGATGCTTGGGCTGGTCCGACATCAAAGGAGATCTTAGAGAAGCGTTGTTTGTCTCCGGGCATCAGGTGAGCCAACACGGGCATCTCGTGGATCAACCTAAGGGTGAACGTAGAGAAGTCATCAGCGCGGTTCTTGGATGCCGAGACAACAAGGATGTTCTTTTGTGGATCTAGGAGGAGCTGGTGGACAACGAAGGCTGAACAGATCCATGACTTACCGACACCTCGGAACCCTTGGATAACACCACGGCGTGGACCGTTTTGCATCCACTCGGCTATCTCGTATTGGATAGGGGTAGGTGCGGGTAGCGTAAGGTGGTTCCATGTCATCCAAAGGAAGTTACGGAAGTCCTTAAGCTGTGGTGGAAGATCACTCATTCATTAACAACTTTATCAGTCGGATCTTCGAAGGGAAGTAAATTTACAAGTGCCTCTAAGGGTGAGTCCTTAGTGATACTGGCTGTGATGTTATTGTCCTTAAGTAACTGACGTGCAGCGTTTAACAAGGCCGGAGCAGGTTCGCCATTCTTTATTTGGTCGATGAATGTGTCGATGAGAAGGTCTTGTAAACCCTCCATCTTTATGCTTCGTTTTTCGTCGCTCATGGTTATTATTTCTTTCTATCGTCTAAAAGGTGGCTGATCTTTATTAACATATAGACCAGTGTGGCGATTCCAACAGCAAGAGCCACGGCTGCGTTAACTTGTTCGAGTGTTATATTTGCAATCAATCCGGTGATACCTACGAGTAATGTATTGGCGGAGGAGTTCATCTTTTGTGTTATGCGCTAAGGGTGCTTCCAAAGACAACGAAGTTAATACTAGTGTTGTCTACATCGTTCGCCACTGATTCTAAGGTAAACCCAGAAGTTGTCTTACCCATTACCGTAACAAATTGATTTGAGTCAATAGTATTGGTGCTGTCCGACATAGTTGCAATAACTACGTAATCAGCACTAGTTAATGGTGTTGTAAACGTAACAGATCTTCGGTCTTCAGTTGGCTCTCCTATGCTTGCAACATTATAACTTGCCGAGAAATCGTTGGCGTTTGGAGGGTTAGTGCTATGTCCATAACCTACTACACCATAGGCTCTTGGAGCGAACTGGCTATACCTAAGAACGTCAGGTGTTACAACACCCTGAGATTGTCCGGAACTCCCAGTCAGTGCTTCCATGTTAGCTTTGGAGGCTTTTTCGACCTTAGCTTGTGTTACAGCACTATTTACAATTTGTGTAGTCGTGACTTGGTTAGCTCCGATCTTGGCTGTTGTTACACAGTTAGCTGCAAGTTCAGCCGAGCCTACCGTGCCGTTCTGAATCTTAGCTGCGTTAACAGCATTGTCTGCAATCTTTGCGTTAGTGACTGCGCTGTTAAGTATACGGTCTTCTGAGATTGAGTTGGTGGCAATCTTAGGCGCGGTCACAGCACCGGCTGCAATAACACCTGATGTTACACTTTGAAGACCAGCGTTCGTATCGGCTGCGTCCTCGGTCATCTCCTGTGCGGCAAAGAGACCTTGTTTATAGGCGGTATCGAGATCGCTTTCGCTTAACACAGCGCCTGATGTAAAGTCAATCGAGGGTATCACTGATGTGGTCCGAAAGACGCGCACTGAGCTAGAAGGATAAATCTGTGGATGACTAGTCCACGAAGAGGCCGTAATAGTTACCGTCTTTGTCGTAAGGTTTACCGCATAACCAAAGCCCTCTTCGCTATCACCAGATGGTATTTCGCTTTCTAATCTTAAGACGGTTTTGGCTCCGTTTGAAGCGATAGCAATAACAGTAATGTCATCGGCGCTTAATACGTCAAAACCATAGGTGATTGATTTACTTGTTGGGTCGTCGGTCTGGTAGAATGATAGTCCACTTGTGTCAGGCATGGTGTTTTATAAGGTTGGGATAGGGTTTCTAAGTTGTCTTGTCTGTTGTTTTAGTGTTCGCACCTTTTGTTCTAGTTCAGGGAATTCGGGTAGAATTTTACGGCGAGCCACTACACGGTAACGAGTGATAATCCGTTTTGTTAAACGGACTCTTGGGTCTTCAGTTCCAGTGACCCCGGCTTCACGTCCTGCAAGATAGTTCTGTTCAACTGCTTTAAACATCTTTGACTTAAAGAGACCTTTTAATGAATCTCGTAGATTACGCCCTCCAAGTTCAAGAGTTGAAGTTTCTTCTAGGAATCGATCATAAGCTTGTCTTCCGTCTTCGTTATAGAAGTCCCTCATATTTGTGTCCTTGTGGTTAATGAAGTTATGAGGAGGCATTGAGAATCCGTATAACATATCTTGGATCTTAGCATCTACAATGTCGTTCCGTTTACTTGAGATGTAGATCGGGTTGGCAATACCGGCAACTCCTAGTGGGTTCTGTTTGTAGACAGCTTCACCAAGGAAGGTGCGCTTGGGTGGTATTTGTTCACTTTTAATTGGAAGCTTTCGTAGGATTGCATCAACAATAGTTCGGTTCTCTCGGATCAAGATTTCGTTATCGTAATTTTTCATCTTATCTATGAACATGGGAACTGCCATGCCGGCTCCAATATCCTTAAGAGTTTTTGGTATGTAAGTCTCGGGATCTGCAAACACGTTAAGGACGTTGTTAAGTCCTCTCAGAAATGATTTATCAGTCATGTTTTCAACAATAGCGTAAGACAGGCCGATCATTGATTCGCTTAGTTCTCCCTCACTTTTTGGGTTCATGTCTGCAAACTCGGCAATGTCCGCAACAATACCGATCATAGTGGAAAACGGATCTGCTCTTTGGTAACTGTAATAAGTGTTATTACCCTCTTCATCAGTGGTAACAAACGAGTAAGGTTGCCATCCGGTTGCTTCTAAAGCTTTACGTTCGGCCGGATTCCGTGGACCACCCCCTGTTACGGCATCTCGGTTACTACTAGCGTAATACATTAGCGCACCTGAGGACGCGACAGCAGTTGCCAATCGCCCCCGGTATGCCGCTTGTTCAATCGGCCCTAGTTTAGCAAAGTCTAGTCGGGCTTGTTTTGTTCCTTTGAATATCCTCGGAGCAATGTCCTGTAAGATAACACCGGGTAATGTCCTTCTCCACCCAAAATTTAATATCTGCATCGGAGTATTGACAAACGGAAGAAGAAACTTTGTTACTGGAATGTGGTCTCTTAATTGGTTAAGGATGTTAGTTATAGCTCCAGGTTCTCCCGTGAATGTAGTTTCCCGTGCAAAATCCTCGGCTCGTCTTGCAAGTGTGTCCATATCGGTAAGGTCGTTTCCAATCTTTCCAAGTTCATCTTGCATATACTCTAGGTGCTTACGTCCTATTGCGTTCGGGTCAGTCTCATCAAATCCTTTCTCAAGAGCTTTCTTGGCGTAGGCTTTCATCATGCGTTCTTCGGAAAACAATGAACCATCTTCGTTATACATCTTACGGACATTCTTATCAATGTATGTAGCAAGCTCGTCACCTCTTAAGTTCTTTCCAAGCCCTTCCATCTTGTAGTGAGTGTTAAGGTAGTTATCGACTGCGAAGCTTTTGTTAATAACATCAACGCCTCCGTTAATTCTGAACGGTAAACGAGTAAGAAAGTTCATGGTATTCATGATCGGGACCATAGGCTCCGCAGAGAAAAAACTGTCTTTCTTGAAGTTACTTGAGTGAAAAGCTCCTAAGGATTCTCCTGTTATCTCTGGGTCCATTGATCTGGCTCCTCCAAGTAAAGTCTCTGTGTCACTTTTAATAGACATCCCTCCCATGTGGAAAGCTTTGCGAACACTGCCAAACATCGAGTCCATGCTCATTGTTGCTTTTAACAAATCCGTGTTTCCCACGAGAAGGGCTCCAGTTGCTCTTTCAATCTTCATCAAGTTACGTGACAAGACCGGGGAAAGACCGTTCAAGACAAACGATGGTGGCCCACTAAGGATGCTTCCCATAAACCATTGGAGCCCTGCATCTAGGAATTTAGTCCATCCCGAACGCTGTGTAAGCTTTGCTGCCATGTGCATCACCGCATCTTCTCGCCCCTCTTGTGCTGCAAAGTAAAGTCTTTTAGCAAAGTCCCGAGCGCGTTTAGATCCAAGATTCTGGTCAACAAACGTGTCATACAGCTTCTTGGTTGTTACCTCGCTTATTTTAATGCGTTCGTTAAGTTCAGCGGCTTTCTGTTTTGTTTTAGTCTTGAGACGTGTGGTAGCATCTGTGATGTCCTTACCTTTCCCTTTAAGACGTTTAATCTCGGCTCTAAGGTCTTTGAGTTCTTGAGCGTCTGTAAGATCCTTTTCTTTTACCTCAAGTTCTTTCTTAATTGCGTTAGATCGAGGATCATCAGCAGGTTTGGTTTCGAGGTCTTTGATTTCCTTTTGCCGTAACTCTAAATCTTTTTTAAGTTTGTCTATCTCTGCGGCCTGTTCGTCCAGTTTAGTTTGGTCAGCATCTATCCGAACTTGTAGGTCGTCGCCTGAGATAATGTCTAACTCCTCATCAATGTCGGTTTTAAGGTCTTTTGCATCGGCCTCTAGTTTAACACGGGCATCGGCATTCAAGTTGTTTTCTTTAAGGAAAGCTTCTCCATCCAAAGACGATCTGTATTTATCTCCTAGCTTTGTTGTTAACAAATCAAACGCCTTTCCGATGTTTGTCGATTTACGTTGAGATAACAACTTACTTGCTCCAGT